CCACCCGCGGAGTGTCCCGGTCGATGTCGAACGCCGCGGGCAGCGTCGTCAGGTGGGCGGAGTCGTCGTCCACCAGTAGCCCGGCCTCCACGATGCCGTCGTAGGCCGCCTTCAGCATGGCCAGGTGGTTCACGTCATCACGGCGCCGGGCCTGCTTGTGAAAGAATCTGGCGGCCACGGTGGCACGCTCCCAGGGGCCAGTGGAGATTGCCAGATCCTCGACGGCCTCGCGGGCCAGTCGCTTGTATTTCTTGGCGGCGGCTGCACGTGCGAACCGGCCGCCGCGAGATCCGCCGGGCCGGTTGGGTGATAGCACGGCCGGCGGAAGCGGAAGGATGATGGTTGCCGTCTCGGTCATTCGTCGCCTCCAATCTGGTCGTATCCGTGCGGCGCCTTCCAAAGCCAGCGGGCTCCATCCTTCCGGCCAACGACAAGCTTGCCGGCCTCCACCATGTCGTCGATGTAGGCGTCGCGGATTTTCCTGTCCTTGCACCACTGGGTTTTCCTGGTCAACTCGGCCTTGCTGATGCCGCGGGCCTGCGTGGCGCCGACGATCTTGAGGATGCGTTGTTTGTCTGATTCCCATGCGTTGTCGGCCAGGTTGTTCTGGATGCTGTCGCGGAAGCCCTCGATGGCCAGTCTGATGAACTCGCATGCGTACTTGGCGTGAAACTCTTGAATCTCGGCACCGTCGAAGGCGCACCCGGCGGCGACGATCAGGGCAATGCGACGGGCGTTCTGCAAACCCTTCCCCCAAAGATACTGCGTCATGTCGGAATCCTTGTCGCATTGGAGCATCCGCTTGTAGCAGTCGTCGCGGAAATCGTTGAACACACTCATGGCGGCGCCGTTTGTCGGGATCGTGATTTGATGGCACGATGTCGCCCCGAGGATGTCGCCCATCCCGGGCGGAGCCGGGATCGTGCGCTGAATCCATGCCTGTGTAAGCTGGATCAGCGTGTCGGGCGGCGGCACCGAGTCCTTGATGATGTACTTCGGACGGTCGTGGCTGATGAGCGTGATGACGCGGCCAAGCCAGCCGTCGCGCAGCTCCGCGGTAGACAGTCCGGAGTAGAGCACGTCAGGAGAGGTCAGCCCCCACACGCAGACGTGCGGCTGGTCGATCCGGCGAACGGTGTCCAATGCCTTCTGCTTGCCGACGTAGATCTTGTGGGCGCTGGAGTAGAGCTGCATGAGGGCGGGAACGATGGTCCGCAGGTGCTGGGCGCCGCCGGAACCGACGCCAGCCTGCTTGATGGCCGCGAACATGTGTCCGACTTCGTCCCAATGAAAAAGCTGCACCGGGCACGCCTCCAGAGCAACCTCGATGGCCGAGTCGCTCGTGACGCGAGAGCCTCCCAAGATGTTGCTGGCGCCGGCGGTGGCGAATATCTGCTCGATACAATCGGCCGGGTGATCCTTGCCCGCGGACGAGTGGGCCACGCCCATCATGTAGATGTTCGTGCGGCCATTGGACTGGTCGCGCACCTTGCGCCCCATCATCGCGCCGCAGGCCGTGATGCTCGCCCCCAGGGCCAGCAAAGGTTGGTAGCAGCCCGCCGTCTGGTTGATGTACTGACAGAACTGCCCGACGAGGCCGGGCGGATTCAGTATCCACTCGGGAAACGCGCTCGGCGGCGGGTTGAACTTCGGCCTGGCCACAACAACGGACTCGCCAGCGTCTTTTCCGTCCTGCTGTGCGGGCGGCGGGTCAACCGTTGCACTGGCAGCGAGTAGATCGGCCTGCAATTGGCGTCCGTAGGCCATAAACGCCTCGCTCGGTCGCAGGCCGGTCTCCTCCAGCAGCCAGCCCCGCGGCTTCTCGCCGGGTGTCTTTTCGGCCTCGTGAACCTTGCGCTCGAAGTCCTTGCACTCGGCCATGTTCGACCGATCCCACGGCGGAACGCACCGGGGGTTGTAATCGTCCCAGAGCATGTTGATGGCCGTGCCGGCGTCCAACTCGAAACCTACTACCAGGGCGCGGGCGGCCCAGAGCAGCTTGTCATGGCCGGCCTGTCCCTGAACCGCGGGCTCGCACTCACGAAGGTAGGCGCGGGCACGCTCGACCACGTCGCCGGTCAACGTGGCGGCGGGCTTCGGCTCCGGCTTATTCTGCCTCTGCCACGGAAGCAGCACCTTCTCGGGCGGCCTCATGCTGTTGGGAAACTCCGCAAGCTCGACCTCGCCCGGGGCGCATCCCTTCGTCCAGGCGTAGCGCTTGCCGTTGGGATGCAGGGACGGCGGCACCATGATGTAGTAGCCAGTGGAGCGGATGTCGATGCCGTTGCGAAACCCGTTCTTGTTCTTCGGCGGCTTGTCCGACTTGAAAAGGAAGTGCGCTCCTCCCCGCGGCGTGTCCTGCCGGATGGTGGTAGGCAGCGCCGGGAACTCCTCCAGCGACTTCCACCCGTCCACGTTCTTGGCCGGATCGAGGTCGATGTCAACGACGTGGACGCCGGAGCCCGCACCGCAGGCAATGGCGACGTTGGCAGTGGGCCAGCGCGTCCACCATGCCTTGATGGTCTCCTCGTCGGTCGTCGCGTCCCGGCACCCGTGCGCGGTCAGCGGCGCCTTGACGCCTGGCCGGCACGGCAGCACCTGCCAGCCGAGGCGGGCATAGGATAGGGCGGCTTCCAGCATGTTACTTGAATCCATAACGAATGATCTCCGCATACTTCCCACGCTTCACGACGGTGATTGTCGCCGTGATCTCGTGAATCCGTTGCCCAAAAAACAGGTCTTGCAGTGCGCTGTCAACCGTCACGGATGCGGCGGCCTCGCGCCCGAATCGGGTAGCGTACCACTTGCGGGCCTTCTCCCCGGCGTAGCCGGGATGATCCAGGCAGATCCACTCGTTGAACGTGGAGAGCCCGGATCGGTACGTCACGCGGATGCTATCAGGGGAGCCCGGCTTGCAGTGGCGGGCTACGAGAACGCCGTCAACCGGAATGGTCTCGGGCAACGAGCCCAGTATCTCGCGCCGGCTGGCCTCAATCTCGTGCATGCGCTTCTCGCGCTCCTCGGCCTCCTGGCGCTCGATCTCCTGCTTGGGTATCTCCCAACCGCAGTGGGGGCACTTGCGGACGGCGCGGCTGAACACGTCACCGCACTCGGCGCAGGTGGCGAGCACGACGCGCCCGGGCTCAAGGCAGTCGATGGGGCCGTGCTCGTCAATGTTGTGTGCGTAATCCAGCACCAGGCAGTCTGTCTTGTCGGGATGCAGGCGGAGCCCGCGGCCGACCATCTGCGAGTAGAGCCCCATCGAGAGCGTCGGGCGCAGCATGACGATGCAGTCCACGCGCTTCGCGTTGAACCCCTCGGTGAAGACGTTGACGTTGCAGATCGCGCTGTAGCGCCCGCTGATGAAGCCTTGGGCAATACGCTCGCGCTCGGCCGCAGGCGTCTTGCCGGTAACGGCGGGAGCCTCGATGCCATACTTTACCAGTTCGCAGGACACCCGGCGGCAGTGCTCCACGTCCACACAGAAGAATATGATGGCCTTGCGTTTCTCGGCGCGGATGTGCGCGACCGCGGATCGGACGGCTTTCTCGACGACGACCTCCGCGGCCTTGGCCAGAGAAGCCTCCTTGTAGTCACCGCCGTGGTTGCGCTCGACTTGGGAGAGATCCGGCGCCGTGTCGCCGACCTTGGAGCGCAACTTGCACAGGAACCCCTGTGCTATCAGATCGCCGACGTTTGCTTCGTAGACGATCTCGTTCAAGATGTGATCCCGGTGGCAGATCGGGCCGCATCCCATCCGGTAGGGGGTCGCCGTCAGACCGACCACGCGCAGGTTGGGGTTGACCTTCTTGCATCCTTCGATAAATGTGCGGTACTTACCCTCCCCCCTGGCCGGTATCCGGTGGGCCTCGTCGATGATGAGCACGTCGAACGGCCGTAGATCCCCCCAACGCTTGAAGATCGAGTCGATGCCGGCAAAGAGGATCGAGGCGTCCTCGTCCTTCCGACCGAGGCCGGCAGAGTAGATGCCCATGTCGATCATTGGGCAGAGCCCGGCCAACTCCGCCGAGTTCTGCGCCACCAGCTCTTTGCGGTGCGCCAGCACGCAGGCGCGGAAGGGCGGATAACGGCCCTTCCAATGCTGGAGTGCCCATGCCATGACGAGCGACTTGCCAGCGCCGGTTGGCAGCACCACGCAAGGAGATGTGTCTTTGCTGGCCAGGTGGGCGTGCAATGCTTCTAGGGCGGCGGCCTGGTATGGCCTAGGGGCAGGTGTCTCCATGATGTCCCTCGCTACTCGCCCCACTCGCGGGCAATCTTTTCGTCGTTGTCGCTCATGTCATTCTCCCTGTTCGGGATAAATTCCACATTCCATTCTTGGCACATCGGACAGCAGGCAATCCCGTATGGTGAAGTCTCGTGACTC